CGTTGGGGCGATTCGAGCAGATCGACCACGCCGCCGACGCAGATGGGGCCTACTCGGCGGCCGCCGTCGCCAGGACGCAGGCGAAGCTCGTGCGCGCCGAGCTCGACGAGTGGCGGGCGCTCGAGCGGGCTCGCCAGCCCATCTCGCTGGCAGATCACCGCGCCGAGCTGGTGGCCGCCGCTCGGGCGCTGCGGCAGTCGGCGACAGAGGCCGGCTCGTTCATCGCCGCTGGCAAGGCGCTCGAGACAGAGGCCCGGCTCATCGCGGCGGCCGAGGCCATCGCGGCACCGGCGGTGACCTCGTACGAGACGCGCGACGACCTGGTGGCGGCCCTGCGTACGTTGCCGGCTGATGTGCTGCGCGAGGCGCTGGCGGGGCTCGCCACCCAGGGCGCGCAGTAGTGGTCGACATCGCCCGCATCGCGGTGACGGCGCAAGACCGGCGGCTGATGCTGTTCCAGCCGTCCCCATCGCTGCTGCCCTTCATGGAGGACGAGTCGCCGCGCATCTTCGTGCGCGCCGCGAACCGGACGGGCAAGACGAAGCACGCGGCGGCCAAGCTGGCGAAGAAGATGCTGGCGAAGCCGGGTGGTCGATATCGCGCGGTGGGCGTGTCCTTCCAGCAGTCTACGTCGGTCGTGTCACGCTACCTGCACGAGTTCCTGCCGCCGAGCCAACTCGCGCCGACGTGCCGCTTCTCGATGGAGAACGGGTGGACGCACCAGCTCATCGTTCTGCGGAACGGATCGACGTGTGAGATCCGGTCTGGCGACCAGCGGGCCATCACGCACGCGGGCTCGGACCTCGACGGCGTATGGCTCGACGAGGTCCAACCGCCAGACATCTTCGTGGAGGCGCTGACCCGCACCATGAGCCGGAATGGCTGGGTCTGGCAGACGGCCACGCCCATCGGCCGCCCCGTCGAGTACCTGCGCGCGGTGGTCGAGGCAGAGAGATCGGCATGGGTGCAGCACGTCGTCCCGCTGTCCCATGAGGCGTGCCCCTGGTACTCGGACGACCAGGTCGACGCCTGGATTGAAGAGGCTCGGGCCTTTCCCGACAGCTACGACCAGAAGATCCTCGGCGCCTGGGAGGGCATTACCCTCGAGCGCACGTTCACGGGATTCGACTCGACGTGCCTCATCGACCCGACCACGCCGTCCCCGACCGGCATCCGGCTCGGCGTCGGCATCGACCACGGCGAGGGCGTCGGCCGGCAGGTCGCGGTGCTGGTGGCTTACAGCCAGCGCGGCATCTGGGCACTCGACGAGGTCGTGAACACCACGAGCACCACGCCGACCGACGACGCGCGGGCCATTCGCACGATGCTGATGCGCCGGGGCTACGACGTACACCAAGTGAGCCGATGGGTCGGTGACATCAACAGCGCCGGCAAGCTCGGGGCGGGACAGAAGGTCAACGAGCTCTTGGCGATGGCGCTGGCGAAGGAGGCGGGCCACCACAAGCTGTCCTTCCGCATCGAGAAGCCGAACAAGGTGGCCGGCAGTGTCGACTGGGGTGAGAAGCTGATGAACGCAAGCTTCTTGCGGCACCAGCTCTGGGTGCACCCGGGGTGCGTGTCGCTCATCAAGGCGCTGCGACATAGCCGTGGCGGGGCGAAGGACCCAGATCTCCAGCATCCGCTCGACGCGCTACGCTACATCTCCCACCAGCCGCTCGAGCTGCTCCAGCCTCGCTCGGCGACTACCGCCCAACGCTATCAACTCCCGTAGGACTCTCCGATGCCGATGCCGACCGACGACAAGGAGCAGGCGCGCGTGGTCCACAGCCGTCTGCGTCGCAACATCCAAGAGGGCACCTGGGAGATGGAGATTCTGTGGCGGATGAAGGAGCAGTATGGGTTGAACCAGGTCAACAACATGGGCCGCCCGTCGATGAGCGTGAACCTGTTGAACAGCTATGTGGACCAGATCGCGCTGCTCTGGGACTCGCCCTCGTCCGTCAGCAACGACGCGATGCCGCCCGGCTCGCCGGCCGAGCTCGTCTGGACGGACCTGGTCGAGACGACGCACCTGTGCGCGCTCGAGCAGGAGATGAACCGGAAGCTCGTGGCGATGCGCGAGTGCATGTTCTTCGTGCAGGCGACCGAGGCCGGGCTCCAGTTGAAGGTCATCACGCCCGACGAGTTCTGCGTGGACGCGACGACGGGCGACACGTCTCATCCGACGGCCATCCGCTGGTCGAGGGTGTTCGAGGTCATCAACGAGAAGGGGGAGATCGACAAGATCGACGCCTGGGAGCGGTGGGACATCAGCGACCCAGACGCGCCCGTCCACGAGGTCGTCGACGGCGAGGGCAAGAACCTCACGCTAGTCGTGTACCCCGACGATACCGGCGTGTACCCGTACACCGACGACGCCGGGCCGTATCTGCCGTGGGCGTTCTACCGCGCGCGGTACACGAGCGACACGTTCGACCCCTACTGGGGCAGCGAGCTCATCCACGGGACGCTCGACATCGCCATCCATTGGACGATGTGGGGGGTCTGCCTGCGCAACAACAGCTGGCCGCAATGGTGGATGATGGACGCCGACGTGCCGGGCACGGGCATCGCGGACCAGATCAATGGCCCGCTGCCGAACCCGCCCGACACCATCGAGCTGGCTCCGAACAGCATCCTGCGCATCAAGAGCCACGACGGCGCGGGCGGCAAGGTCGGCCAGCTCCAGCCGGCCGACGCGAAGACGATGGGAGAGAGCATCCTCGCCAAGCAGGCGACCATCTTGAACAACGTGGGCATACATCCGGCCGACGTGGAGCAGTCGAGCAGCCCGCAGTCGGGCGTGAGCATCCAGCTCAAGCGCAGCGCCCAGCGCAAGCAAGCGCTCTCGTACATCCCGACGTACCGCGACGCCGACCAGCGGTTCTTCGGGCTGTTGGCGCGCATGCACAACCAGTTCTATGGCGACGAGTCGGGGACGAACCTGCTGCCGACCGAGGGATGGCGGGTGGACTATCAGCTGCCCGAGATGAGCACGGATGAGTTCCTGGTCGATCTGGGCCGCGATGTGCAGCTCGTCGCGATGGGGTTGAGGTCGAAGGTAGATTTGGCCGCCAAGCTCTTCGACTGCTCGCCCGAAGAGGCGCGCCAGAAGCTCGACGACGTAGCGCGCATGAACGCGCTCTATCCAATGACTGCGACCGACATCGGCATGGTCGCCGGCGCCACCTCGCGCCGCACCGCACCCACCAACTAAGAGGACGCCATGGGCACCACGGAAGATCTGAACGGCATCAGCGGCCATGAGCAGAAGGGGCTCGACAGCCGCCTCGCCGAGCTCATCGCAAAGAAGAACGACCTCACCGTGAAGCTGGCCGAGCTCCAGGCAGAGAACCAGAGCCTGCGCGAGGCGGCCGAGGCGGCGAAGACCGAGATGGCGACGGCCATCGAGACAGCGACGGCCGAGGCGAACGGCAAGCTCGCCGAGCTCGAGGAGAAGGTGCGCCGCTCGGACTACCGAGAGATGCTGTTGGCCGACAAGGTCCCGCCCGACGACCTCGACGACATGATGGACTACGTCGACAGCCTGTATGGCCGCGTGCAGCCCGCCGAAGGCCAGGCGAAGCCCGAGTTCCGTGCGTGGTACGGTGATATCCGCAAGACGAACAAGGTGCTGCGTGCCGCGATGCGCCGCTCGGTGCGCGATGGCATCGACGCGCCCGCCGCAGACGCCGAAGCTCCCGAGGAGCCGGCCGAGGCGGCTGCGGCACCCGCGAAGGGCAAGCCGGCCGCTAAGGCCGCCCCGAAGCCGGCCCAGCCGAAGGTCGTGGAGCGGACGCCCGGCGATACGGGGCGCGCAGCGGAGATCACCGGCAAGCCCGGCTCGCCCGAATGGCGTGCGGCGAAGGAGAAGCTCAAGGCGCAGGTCTTCCCGGGACGCCGAGTATGACCGCCCTTGACGCGACAACAGACGAGGGGTAGGCTCCCCACATCGGCAGGCGCACGTCACGCGCCCCTTCCAGGCGGCGGCCCACGTTACGGGTGAGGGTGGCGACGACAACCCACCCATGCACGGAGCGCGCCGATGGCCGCCGATACCTATGCCAGCCTGAATACCGACCTCGGTATCAGCAAGTACCTCAACATGTCCTTCATCGAGCTCCTGCACGAGACGCAGGACCTCAAGGAGGTCGCCACCTACTTCCCGTTCACGGGCGGCGCGGGCTCGGCGGCGATGAAGCTGCGGCAGATTCAGCCGGTCGACGCCTTCTCGGTGCCGGGCGAGGATACCGCCCCGAGCGTGGTGAACTTCACCACGGCGAACGCCACGATCACGGTCGCAAAGGCGAACCTGTATCGCTCGGTGACCGACCTCGCCTTCATCACGGGCGAGATGGAGGTCGAGCAGATCGTGTCGTCCTTCGTCAAGTCGCTGGTCTACTACCGGTCGGGCCTCATCTCGGCGCTCTCGAGCGGCTTCACCAGCAACACCGCGACCGGCACCACGCTGACCGCGCTCACGGTCGACGCCGTGTACCTGGCGATGTTCGAACTCCAGCGCGCGCTGGTGCCCAAGCCGTACAATTGCGTGCTGCACCAGAAGCAGTACTCCGAGT